GATAAACAGTTAGGCGAGTTTCTTGGCTTTAACGCTCCGGTCATGAGCAAGATAAGGCATGGCCAGAAAGTAACCGCAGAATTTATTCTCAGAGTTCACGAAAGAACTGATATTCCTGTTAAAGTAATAAGAGAGAAACTTACCGATCAAAACAATGAAAGTAGCGCACTATGAGCCTGCCGCAGACAATACGGTAGGCATACGATTCTGTTCTAATTGTGTCCAAAACAAAAAATCTGCTGGCGGTTACTGGAAGATAGTTTTAAACGGCAGGAATCGCCGATGGATTTGTGCAGGTTGCGCGGAAAAAAGAATTGGCAAACCAAAAGAAACACTACAGTAGGGTAGCTGACTTAGGTTGCATTCTCTGCAAAAGGCTAGGTTATGAGGGAACGCCTCCAGAAATTCATCATATTCGTCGCGCTGGCCGCAGAAATGATGCTCCTGTTATTGGCCTATGCCCTTATCATCATCGGGGCAACGGTGGTATTCATGGGATGGGTCGTAAAGCCTTCGAACGGCATTACAAAACCACAGAAGAAGAACTCTTAGCTTGGACGGAACAATTACTTGCGTGATCCTTTTTTAATAGATGAGCCTACCTGCATAAGTTTTTCTGGGGGTAGAACGTCGGCTTATATGCTTTGGCGGGTATTGCAATCAAACGATGGCTTGCCAGATGAAGCTATTGTTTGCTTTGCTAATACAGGAAAAGAAGAAGAAGCTACATTAGAGTTTGTTAGAGATTGCGCAGTTAATTGGGATGTGAAGATTTATTGGCTTGAATATAGAAACAACGATCAAGGGTTTGAGGAAGTTACGTTTGAAACAGCCAGCAGGAACGGTGAGCCGTTTGAGCAGCTAATCCTAAAAAAGAAATATCTCCCTAATCCGGTGACTAGGTTTTGCACTATAGAAATGAAGATTAGGACTATTCATAAGTTTCTTAAAAACAAAGGTTGGAAACATAATTAAAATATGGATTGGGTTGGGATTAGATCTGATGAGCCTAGACGAGCAGCAAAGATTGCTAGGGAAAGATTGCCATTGGTAACTGCTGGCGTTACCGCTAAAGATGTTGGTAAATTTTGGTCTGAACAGTCATTTGACCTAAAGTTGCCTAATATCAATGGAAAAACGCTTCATGGCAATTGCGATTTATGTTTTTTGAAAGGTGCTGGCCAGACGTTAAGCTTGATCGCAGAAAAGCCGGAGAGGGCTATTTGGTGGGCTAGGATGGAAGAATTAGTGCAAAGTGGTGATGGAACTACTGGGGCAGGGGATAGGTTTAGAAAAGACCGTCCAAGTTATAAAGAAATGATGAATTACGCGCAACAGCAGACGGACTTTTTTGGTATGGATGATGAATCAATAGCTTGTTTTTGCGGGGATTAATGACTCCTACACAGCGCAGTCTTAAAGCCCTTGCAGAGCAAGATTATTTGCCGGTAGTGGTCGAGCGGTGGAACGCTTTCGCAAAGATCAGGCAGGATTTATGGGGCTGGTGCGATATTCTTGCTATTAGGAAAGGCGAAGTCTTAGCAGTACAAGTCACCAGTTCAGCTAATGTTTCTACTAGGATAAAGAAGATCCAAGAGTCAGAAACCATCGGCAAAGTGCGTGATGCTGGTATCCGCGTAGAGGTACATGGCTGGAGCAAAAACAGCTCTGGCCGGTATGTTTGCAGGGTTGTCGATATATCATAAAATGCCTATGCCTGCTTGACATTCCGTTAAGTAGGCTTAAAATCTTATTTACTTTTCTTTGCAAAGGAAAAAATCATGGGCAAGATGGACAGCAGCAAGGGCATTCCCTTGCGTAGCGGTGGCAAGGCTCCTGCGGGGGCGGCGAGCAGTGACAAAAGTGGCGAACGCATGGGCAAGATGGTCGGTGGGGTCGCTATGGGCAAAGAGGACGCGACCGGGGCCGATAAGCTCTTCAACACTGGACGCACCGAAGGCATCTGCTACACACACAGCCGCGACTCCTACAAATGAGACCTAATCTAGATCGAGTGGCGGTTCGCCCAGAAATCATTAATCTTTCCGAAATTCTTATCGTTAAGAACGACGAGAAGTTTAATCGGGGCGAAATCGTAGCGGTTGGGCCGGGCAAGTTTGACAGCAAAGGTGTAAGAAAGCCGCTAACTGTCAAGCCCGGTCAGAAAGTACGCTACGGCAACGGCACTTATCTAGATTGGCCTACGTTTGAGGTTAACGGCGAGAAACTTCAATTTATACAAGAAGCAGACATTTGCTTCGTGGAGGATTAAAAAATGAGCAACACAAAAGCAGTCGGCGTGGCATACGCTGATCCGGCGCTGGATCTGGCGGCATTTACGGCTTATACGGTGGCCACAGTGCCTTCGGCAAGCCCTGCTGGTCAGCTTATCTATGTCTCTAATGGCAAGACTGGTAGCCCGATTATGGCGTTTTCAGACGGTACTAACTGGCTCCGTTGCGACACTGCAACAGCTATTGCCGCGTCTTAAGTAACATGACAGCCGGGAAAGACCGGCATTTCTTACTTTTGGAGAACGCCATGCCTCATGACAAGCCAATACGCCACAAGACTACCGGCAAGGACAAAACCTATAATCCTACCGACAAAGGCGCTGGCATGACAGCTAAAGGCAGAGCCGAATACAACCGTAAGAATGACGCAAACCTGAAACCGCCTGCGCCTCATCCTAAGACGAAAGCAGATGAAGGCAGGAAAAAATCCTTTTGCGCCCGTATGGAAGGCGTAGTCAAGAATGCAAAAGGCCCGGCAGAACGTGCCAAAGCTTCCCTAAAAAACTGGAACTGCTGATGAAAAACGGTCTTTATGCCAACATTCACGCCAAGCGTGAGCGTATCGAGCGCCAGAAAGAGCAAGGCAAGCCGGTAGAGAAGATGAGAACGCCGGGCAGCAAGGGCGCTCCTACCGACAAGGCATTTAAGCAAGCCGCTAAAACTGCTAAAGGGAAATAATAATGCCGCTGAAGAAATCAACGTCTGAAAAAGCTTTCAAAGAAAACATCAAGGCTGAAGTAAAAGCAGGCAAGCCAGTAAAGCAGGCGGTCGCGATTGCGTATTCGACTAAGCGTGAAGCCGCAAAACCAAAGAAAAAATGAGTGAAACCATAGAAAAACGCCCAATTGGCAGGCCTTCGCTTTACGATCCAAAGTATTGCGAAGAAGTTATTGCTTTGGGCAAATTAGGCAAAAGCACCGAAGCAATCGGCGCAATGCTTAATGTCGGAACGGCAACTATCTATCGTTGGCGTGATGAGCATCCAGAATTTCGAGAAGCCTTGGAGCTGGCAAAGGAATATGAGCTTCTTTGGTGGGAAGATATGGCTCAGTCATACATGATTGAGAGCAAAGACACCGAGCGAATCAACTCATCTATTTGGTCTAGAAGCATGGCGGCTAGGTTCCCGAAGAAGTATCGGGAAAGCGTCAAGCAAGAACTTACAGGCGCTGATGGCGCTCCTTTGCTATCAGGCATTCAAGTTTCTTTTGTAAAGCCAAATGAATGAAATAGTCGAAAGGGCTATTACCAAAGCAGAGTTTCCTGAGAAGCTTTCCTGCTTATTCTTTCCTGAAAAGATACGCTACCGGGTTTTGTACGGTGGTCGTGGCGGCGCTAAGTCTTGGGGCATTGCTAGGGCTTTGCTTATCAAGGGCGCAAAAGCCCAAATCCGCATACTGTGTGCGCGGGAATTTCAGATTTCCATGAAGGATTCGGTTCACAAGCTGCTGTGTGACCAAATCATCGCGCTTGGGCTAGAAAGCTTCTACGAGATCACGCAGGCGCAGATCCGAGGCAAGAACGGAACAGAGATCAACTTCGTTGGCCTGAAAAACAATGTTGCCAACGTGAAATCCTACGAAGGCGTGGATATTTGCTGGATAGAGGAAGCTCAGACGGTTAGCCGCACCAGTTGGAATACGCTTGTTCCGACCATCCGTAAGCAAGATTCTGAAATATGGGTGTCCTTCAACCCCGAACTGGAGTCAGACGAGACTTTCCAGCGGTTTGTGGCTCATCCCCCAGAAAACGCTGTCGTGACCAAAATTAACTGGTCTGACAATCCTTGGTTCCCTGAAACGCTGAAAGAAGAAAAAGACTCGCTTAAGCAGCGCGACTTTAATTCCTACCAGAACGTTTGGGAAGGTCTTTGCCGGATTACAGTTGACGGAGCTATCTTCGGGCGAGAAATGCAGAGCGCAGAGCTGGAAAACCGCATTACTAAGGTTCCCTACGATCCAGCAAAACCCGTCCATGCAATCTTCGACTTGGGCTGGTCAGATCACACCGCTATTTGGTTCCTGCAATTTATCGGCATGGAAATCAGGCTTATCCGTTATATGCAGGACAGCCAAAAAACTATGACCGAATACCTTGCCAAGATGCAATCATTTGGCTATGTGTATGACACGCTGTGGTTACCGCATGATGCCGAGAATAAGACGCTTGCTGCTAACGGCAGGAGCATCGAGGAAATCGTCCGAAGCATGGGATTTAAGACAAAGATTATTTCCAAAGTGCCGGTTGTTGACAGCATAAATGCCGCTAGGACAATCTTCCCGAAATGCTATTTTGATAGGGAAAACTGCGCCGATGGCTTACAATGTTTGCGGCATTACAGGTACGACGTTGATCCCGATACAAAGCAGTTCAGCAGGTCGCCTTTGCATGATATTTATTCGCATGGTGCAGACGCATTTAGATACATTGGGTTAATGGTAAATGAACCAAGGAAAGTAAGGCCGAAAGCGGCTTATGTTCCGGCACAGTCATGGATGGTTTAAATGGCAAACAATCAACAAGGCGAATACGATCCGATTATTGACGAGGCTAAACAGTTCTTGAAGTTTGCTAACGAGGCAGACACGATGAACCGTCAGGAGGCCTTGGAAGATTTAAAGTTCGTCAACGGCGAGCAATGGCCTATTGAGCTACAAAACAGCCGGAATCTTGAATCTCGCCCATGTTTGACCATTAACAAGGTCGATACCTATTGCCGCCAAGTAGCCAATCAGCAGCGCCAGCAGCGGCCTCGCATCAAGGTGCATGGCATCAATACGACGAAAGACGCGGCAGAAGCTGAAGTCATCCAAGGCATTATTCGGCACATTGAGATCAACTCGAATGCCGATCACGCCTACGATAATGCGTTTGATTACTCTACAAAAATGGGTTGGGGCTACATTCGCCTGACAACTGACTATGTGTCGGACGACTCATTTGACCAAGAAATCTTCATCAAGCCGATAGACAATCCGTTTACCGTTTACTTTGATCCCAACTCGGTTTTGCCAGATGGGTCAGACGCTGAAAAGGTAATGATTACGACGGTGATGTCTAAAGACGCATTCAGGCAGCAGTACCCGGATGCTGGCGAAGCTAACTTTACCGTTCGCGGCACCGGCGACAGTCAGAACGAATGGATAATGAAGGAAGATATTCGCCTTGCCGAATACTTTTACATCGTTGCCAAAAAGACCAAGCTTTACCTGTTGTCGGATGGCACTCATGTTTTCGAAGATGAAATGCCCTCTGACAAGGCAATGGCTGAAGCTGGCATTACGATTATCAGCAAGCGTGATTCGTTCAAACGTGCGGTTAAGTGGAAGAAGCTTACAGGCGTTCAGGTGTTGGAAGAGCGCGACTTGCCCGGAAGATATATTCCGATTGTTCCTGTTTACGGCAGGCAGATCGTTGTTGGCGACAAGCGCAAGCGTTTCGGCATGGTGCGCTTTGCCAAAGATCCGCAGCGTCTTTATAACTTCTGGCAGACAGCCCTAACCGAATCCGTCGCTCTTGCTCCCAAGGCCAAGTGGATTATGGCTGAAGGTCAGGACGAAGGGCACGAGAGCGATTGGGCGCAGGCCAACATCAAGTCCATGTCTTACCTGCGGTACAAGCAGACTGACATCGAGGGTCGTCCAGCACCGGCTCCGCAGCGGCTGCAACCCGAGCCGCCTCCTGCTGGCGTTATTACTGCCGCACAAGGCTTTAGCCAAGATTTGCAGGCGGTTATGGGTATCTTTGATCCTAATCAGCTTCCCACTGGCAACATCAGCGGCAAGGCTCTGAACGGTCAGCAGCAGCAGATCGACATGACCAACTATGACTACTACGACAATTTCACGCGGTCGTTGTGTCATGTAGGCAAAATCATCTTGGGCTGGATTCCGTATATCTACGACACGCAGCGCGTCATGCGGATTATTGGCGACGATGGCAAGCCAGAGACTATTACGATCAACGAGCGCGATGCAGTAGGCCGCGTCTTGAATGATGTTACTGTTGGGCAATACGACGTTGTGATGGAAACAGGCCCCGGCTACAACTCCAAGCGCCAAGCGGCTGTGGAAGCCATGATGCCGATGCTACAAGGCAGCTCCGAGTTGTTTAATGTGGCTGGCGACTTGGTATTCCGCAACATGGATTTCCCCGGCGCAGACGTTATTGCCGACCGTCTGGCAACTATGAACCCGCTGGCGCAGATTGATAACAGGTCAGACGTGCCGCCGCAGGTTCAGATGGCGCTGAAGCAGGCTCAGACGCAAGTGCAACAAATGCAGCAGGAAATGCAGCAAATGCAACTGGCCATGAAGTACCGGACGGATGTCGAGGCGGTCAAGCAAGAAAACGAAAACAAGCGCGAACTCATGCGTCAGACAGGCAAAGCCTTCAACGTGGAAACTATGGCCGAGGTTCGGGTACACGACCAAAATACTCGCTCAGTTACTAGCCAGAACAAGATGGAAATCGAGGCTATTGTCGAATTGCTACTGCATAACATGGACACGCAGCGCCTGAGTGCCGAAATCGCAAGGCGTGATGCGGAGCAGATGAGGGCTATGCAAACGGCGGCGATGGACATTGAACACCAAGGAAATCCGCTTGCACAATAGGCAATGTGGTATTAATATGAATTAACCCTACCAGCGGGGTTTCACTGGGTAAATTCTTGGAGCTATTCCATGTCTGAAGTAAGAGAAGCTGCAAATGTTGTAACAAGTGAGAATTTAGCTGAATTCGCTGCAAACAAGCTTGGTTTAGCTGTAGAAGCTCCAACTGAGGCCGCAAATGCGGAGCCGGTTGTAGAGCAAGAGGCGCAGAGTGAGCCAGAGCAGGAAACGCCAGCAGAGAATGAAGCGGAAGTAACGGACAAACCGAAGAAGGCTAATCCAAAGCTTGAAAAGCGGTTTTCCGAGTTATCCAAGGCACGCGATGCAGCGCGACAAGAAGCGCAGCGAGAGCGTGAAGCTAGGGAAAGCTTGGAAGCACGCTTGAGAGCTTTAGAGCAGCAGCAAGCTCCGGTGCAAGTTCAGAGTGATGATAGCAAGCCAAGGCCTGAGAATTTCGACGATGCTTTCCAATATGCGGAGGCTCTGGCTCAGTACGAAGCTCGCAGGATCATTAACGAAGAACGTGCGCGGGAACAGGCAGTAAAACAAGCTCAAGAGCAAAGCAAAAAGCTGAACACTTGGGCTGAGCGTGTAAACAAAGCAAAAGAGGAATTTGCTGACTACGAGGATATGGTCAGTTCTTCGGATGTTGTGATACACGACGTTTTACGCGATGCGATTATTGATAGCGATGTCGGGCCAAAGATTTTGTATCACTTGGCCGAAAACGACGAATACGCTAAAAAGGTTGCATCCATGCCGCTGCCGATGGCTCTTAAAGAGTTGGGTAAGCTTGAAGCGCGTTACAGCGATTCACCGGAGGAAAAGCCCGTTGCTGTTAGGAAATCAAAAGCACCGCCGCCGATTAACCCGATCAAGGCAACTTCTGGCGCTTTAGATGTACCTGTGAATGAGCGAGGCGAGTTTTCAGGTAGCTATC